ATAGCTCTTCCTATGGGTAATATAGCAATATTCTTTAGATGAACATCGTATATATTTAGTCTTTTTATCATCTTTAATATCTTTTAAATCTAAACCTTTACTGTCTCCATCAACAGCTATCGTAAACAAATAACGCCCACCAGGGTCATTACCATAATAATATTTAAAGTCTGAAATTTTACAGTTATCATTATTATTAGATGCTTGAATTAAGGTGTGAACAGATTCACTGCAATCAATAATTTCATCTAATTCATTAATATCATTTTTAGAATTATTTTCAGAGTCAGTATCTATGATTACATCTAAATTAAATCCTTCTTCTTTATTTTCTTTATCTTTCTTCACTTTTTCTTTTCTAATTTCTTTAAGCTTTTTGTCTAATTCAGCTTTATACTTTCTTAAAATTTCTATCTTCTCTTCTATATCTAATGGATCAAATTCTTTATACGTAATTGGAAAATCATCAGGTATTTTGTAATATAAAATGCTAGAGCCATAACCATCAGTTGAGACATGATTACCAAAATAGCTATTATTAACTTTAGGTAGGTTTTCGAATTTGATTAAAGTTTTCCATTTTTCCAAGAATGATAATTTTTCATAATCTTTTTTCGGTTTATTACTCCATAAAAGAAACATATATTGAATTAAACTAGTTGTAATATTAACATAATCAGGAATAAAACCAGATGATAGAGGCATTAATGAAAATGATTTAGTATTTTGAGCTTTAAATTCTAATTGCATATGTCTGAAAAAATGGATAAAAAATTTTAAATTTGTACTTGGTTTTGTATTTTTTGGTATAACAGATCCATCAAATTCTTTCTTGCTATAGATCTTAATTAAAATATTGTTTAAGAGATATTTATCAAATTTGGATTCTTTAACTTTCTCATATAAGACTCTTCGAACAATATGAGCTCTCTGATACTTATCTTTAATGTTATATTTAATCTTTAAATATTTATCAAATCTGTCATCAATATTAGTATCAAAATGATTTTTAACAGCAGAGAGTATAGTTCTGGCCATGGTACTAATAAAAGGTGTAATAAAGCTACGATTAACAGGTTTATAGTCTTTAGGTAAAAGAGATCTAAATATCTTAGCACTATCTAAAAGGTCTTGTGAAACCTTTTTGGAAGCACTGAATGTATTATTGGAGCCAATAAGTGTAACAAGATTTCCAAGTTGTTGATAAAAATTTTGAGAATAAAAATCAGGTAATTCAAGATTCATTTCTAAACATCTGTTAACATGTAGATTAAGTAAATAATATATAGATAAATAAATTTTCTTTAGAGAGAATGTAAGATGATTAAGATGTTTAAAATTAGAATGAGAATCTACAAGAATAGATTTAATCAGGCATTTGCGTGTAACTGGAACGAAAGTTCTTTTAATAAGATTATTAAAGGTAGTTTCTAGATTAATATTACAATTTCTTTTAGGGATAGGAGTAATAACGTAATCGTTAACGGAAAAGATCCCATTTAAGGCATTAAAATCAGCATCAAAAATAATTTGTACTTTAGTATTAGTGTCGCAAATAGGAATGACTTTAAGTTTAATCTTAGGTTTAGGAAATAAAGGTTTAACTCCTAAATTCATCTGTAATTTTTTACAAATTTAAGGAATATAAAGGATCAATTTTTTGAAAAAGTATAAAATATATTTTATTTTTTTAAACCTTTGCACAAATTATTAAAATTAATAAAAATAAACAAAGCGCATATTTAGCAGTTAACGAATTATTCCGCATCTCTATCCGTTAAATATAATTTCTCCTTTGTATTACCAATATATATTGCATCTTTCGTATCATCATCTTCTGACAACTTTATATTATTACCTAGAATTGTACAATTCTCACCTTTCTCGATAAAACTATCCGATCCAATAATCGTACACTCTCTTATCACTTTTTCACTATTAAAATCTGAACCAAAACCAATTATCACATTATTTTGATTTACATATTCATACAATTCTTCCATTTTTATATATTCCTATATATCATATATAAATATTTTTCAATTATAGATTGTACGCATGATTTGGCTAATCTAGTCTTATCATGTTTATATTAATATATTTAAAAAAAAATGATATTTTAATAAAATAAATATACATTATTTTAGTAAAAATAGATCAAACACAAAATGAATATAAGTGAAGAAGAGAAATTAGAGATAAAACAAATGTTGGTGAGTGCAACAAATAATCTTATAGAACAACTCAGAGATAATGCAGCCGAAATCTCAAAATCTGATGGTATAACCGAAGATACAGATACATGCTATTTTGATATGAAGGCTTACAAACACGTAACCAGTCTCTGCTTTCATCTATACAATCCAGACTTTACTAGCTATTCTAAAAAAAATTTTTGGAGGAATGGTACCTATACAAGAGATTTAATCTGGGCTATTTTAGAAGAATTTCTCAGTCCAGAGCTATACAAGAAAGTACAAGATTATTTAACGACTAATTAAGGGCTAAAGCTTACAGCTTCAGCTTCGCTAAGTCGTAGCGCGAGTTCAGTTAAAAAATTGATATATAATTGATTTTTCATTCTCTTTGTATCTTATCTAATAAAGATAGAAGACCAAATATGTCAGAATCAGCAGAAGTACTAAAGATTCGATGCAATGCATTGGAGAAATATTGTATAGAGTTAAAGAAAGATCTCGAATCAGCTACACCAAATAAATATCAAAGTACTATATATCCCTTATTAATAAGGGATATATAGTATTTAGGTAAATAATTTAATCACTATCACTATCAATATCATCAATATCATCAATATCATCAATATCATCATAATTATCATTATTAATCTGTCTTTCAATTTCTAATTGTCTAGCCTTAAAAATCTCTGCCTTTTTGGCCAACTCACGCTCTTGTCTCTCATACTCCTCAAATTTAGTACTTTGATCCTCTTTAGGACTTAGATTCTCTTTAATACTATCCTCGATAACTCTCTGAATCATAATTTCATCATTTGTGACAGGAATTCCTACATCATTGCTCGTAACACTTGCACTACTCGAGATGCTACTCGAGCTGCTGCTACTAGAGCTGCTGCTACTAGAGCTGCTGCTACTAGAGCTGCTGCTACTAGAGCTGCAGCTACTTGAGCTGCAGCTACTTGAGCTGCTGCTACTTGAGCTGCTGCTATTATTACTCGAACTACTAGTCGTGTTACCCGTCTTATTACCCAAACTCTGGTTACTACTAAGACATTGTACATAACCGTCTCCAAAATGAGTGATTGGTTTATTCTTACAGTAAAAACAAATGTGGTTACAACATTTGACACCATGTGGACACTCTCCATGACGTAAAATAGTTCCACACGGGTACTTGCACTTTAACATTTCATCATGATGTGGTAATTTTGGGGGAAACCCAATATAACATTTATCACAATATTCCAACATCGATTGAGGAAAGACATTGTTTTTGTAACAATGCTCTTTAATCCTATCATTAATTAGGTTTGCTGGAATATCATGTATTATCCAGTGAAACATATTTTTATCTTCGATAACGCATAAGAACAATTGAGATGCCACTTCTGGCTCTACATCGTTACAATATTTCTTAGCTAAGTTAATATTCCTAGCTATAAGCGGCCTCATAACCTTATATGTTCGGAACTTACGTGGAATATCATTGATATTTATATCATGAGTATTACAATCTTTAAGTAATAGGTCGACCATTAATATACACAATTCTTCAGTCTTTTCACTATCATCCATACATGCAATAACGTTAGGAATATTCTCATCGATAATCTGTTGTTTAGTTATTTTTTTAATCAAATAGTTGGCCATCCTATTACTTTTAGAATATTTACCTTTCTTAAACCATTTTAAACAATTTTCATATGTCAAAAATTCATCTGGTACATATTTATCAATAAAAATATTATTATACCATGGCATATATTCAATAGCATAATTATACAATCTCTGTTTATCATTAAAATCTAAACATATTTTATCAACATTATCCAGCAAATAAACTGTATTTGTATAGTGATGTGTATGTCTATCACTATAAAACACAGCTAACGCCAGATCCATACTAATTGATTCAATCGGTAAGTCAGCAATTTTGTCGATAATACCAGCTTTGTATGCATTTACATAAATAACTGAAGATCTAAAATAAGCTGGAGTTAAATGTATAATATGTGGTACTCTACTAGAGATTGTATCATAAAATTCTTGCGATTCTTTTAATGCTAACGGAATATATTTAAAAGATAAATGCAAACTCTTTTTAAGTGCTTGACTAGCAAAATGCATATATTGATTAAGATTATCTAAATAAGTTGGTACAATAAAAGGAAAATTATCAACATCTACACTCATCGCTATTTGACATAGTCGATATGTACGCGCTTTTTCACTAAAGACTTCCAGAGTTACAATACCCCTCTTAAGCAGTTTTTCAATTTCAAATTGATTCTCCAAGAAAAAACTTCTTTCAAAAAAATTTATTCCTCTTTTAACTAATTGCTTTTTTACAAGTTCAATGTCATACGAAGAGTCAGACATTTAACACAGTTTTTCGCTTTTTTTACTCTTGAGTTTTTAAATATATTAAATATTCAATTTTATAATATAATATAAGGGCAGGGGGCCGCTAAAGTGAAGCTGAAGCTGTAAGCCCTTATGAAACTAAAGAGTTAAAGCTAAAACTAAAGAGACCTGGACTCCACTCCGATAGGCCGGGCGCTGCGCTAAAGACATGCACTAGCGATAAGCCGAGCCGAGCCGAGCCGAGCCGAGCGCGAGTCCGGTTGATTTTTTAAGAGGTGAAGGGTTAATTTAAAAATCTCTTGGATAGAGTTTTTTCTCCCTGGGTGCGCAGCAAGCCTCTTTAGTTTGACAAGCCCTAGTCTATCGAAGGGAGTCAAACTAAAGAGACTAAAGAGACCTTTAGGGGTTTTTAGTCTCTTCAGTTTTAAAAAAGGCTAAAATAAAATCCAAGATAGTCCCCTTGTGTTAATTTAATTTACGATTAGTTAATCGTAAATTAAACGTAATTTTAATCATAAAAATCCAAAAAATGCTTTTTAAAGAACAAGCTAAATAAATTGAAATATAATATCTATAAGGTAATTGTTTAATATCACAAACAAACAATTTTGCCTATTATGGTTATCCAAGTACAATATGAAGTATCCCATTTTACAAATAATCAAAAGCTTAAATGTAGTGGTAAAATACATTTACTATCTCAAAAATTTATAGATAGTCATAAAAAAGAAGCATTAATCAGGAAGGCAAAAACCACTAGGAAGACGAGACAGAATATATGGAATTTGCAGTATAAAAATGTTGCACTCTTACTAAACGAATTTAATATTTCTTATAAGATCTATCGTCATTATATGTCTTTCTCTTTTAATGAGTTAGGAGAGTTTAGCCGTAATTATGGATCATTATTTCAGAACAAAACTTTTTATGGATCATCAATCAATAATTTTGGCAAGGTTGAAGCCGAATATTGGACAATCACTGATACTGATAACAACGTTATTCGCCGCCCATTCTGGACATATGGCGATGATGTTAAATCTTTATTAGAAAAATTAGACAACAATTACCTTAAAACTTCTGAATATGATGAACATAATATTATCAATAAAATGGCTTATCTAAAAATAGATGCGAATAGACCTTTACGCCGAAATCATAGTGAAGATATAGGTAGCTTTAAGCTTACAATTCCTACTGCTGAACCTGATAATATAAAAATGCCAATATTCTTCGGTAAACCAATGTACGAACAATTAGATAAAGCCAAATATGCTATCAAAGTAGTAGAACAAAAGACACTATTACTATCTTCTTTAGACTTGCCTAAACGAGATAATGAAGATAATGAAGATAATGAAGGTAAAGAAGATAAGAGTGTCGATGAATTAATAGTTACGAGTATCACCAATTATATGGAGAATCCCTTATTATATAAGGTGCCAAATAAGCTTTACACTAAAAAGGTATTTACTTATAAGAATAAACGTTACATAAATCTTTATGATAGTGAAGATAATCTTATGGAGACAGTCGTTAAATACGGTATTAGTACCGCATATTTCGAAGATTGGATAATCAAGAGTGTTGATATTGTTACAACAGTTCATTCAACGATTAATGACGGTTTGTCCACCTTTATCTCTCTTTTCGTTAAAAAAGCAGATGAATACACAGTTAAGATAGACGAAAATAATCAAGCACTCGTAAAGATCAGAGTAGAAGATAGACCAGTTATCGATGGTTTTATCGGCTATAAAGCCGCAATTAAATTGACTGGAGAACCATGTCTTGTCGAACTCATAATTCCTAAAAGTGCCAAGGTTGCAAGTTCGAGTCAGGCTGCTGGTAAATTTCGCGCGAATAAGGTAGTACCAGTAAGAATTTACGACGTATCATTCAAGAATATAGATGACAAAATTCCTGATAATATGGAAATACAAGAAATGACTGCTACACTAAAGTTAAGTACTGAATCAGAGGCAAAATCATGTGTTTATCATAAAGCAGATAATTTTATATACAAGATTGGAGAAGAAGTTTCAATACCTGACAGACTCTTCTGTCCCTATATGGATGAAATTTGTAAACCAGGTATTCATTATTGCATGACAAAGAAAGAAGCACTCGAATTTCATTTTAAAGGACTGCAAGTTCTTACACACATTAAGGACGACTAATTTTTTATTTGATAATCTCTAGGATGGAGTTTTTCTGAGCACAGCAAGCTGACAAGCCCTAGGGCTTTTTTGTCTCTTTAGTCTCTTCAGTTTTAAAAAAGGGCTATAGGGTGGAGTTTTTTCCCCTAGTCTATCGACCGAAGGGAGTCAACTAAAGAGACCTTTAGGGGGCTTTTTTGTCAAAAAAGGGCTATAGGGTGGAGTTTTTCCCCTAGTCTATCGACCGAAGGGAGTCAACTAAAGAGACCTTTAGGGGCTTTTTAGTTTAAAAAAGGGCTATAGGGTGGAGTTTTTTCCCCTAGGGCTTTTTAGTTTAAAAAAAGGGCTATAACATTAAATAAATAAATATAGAGTTATATACTAGAACTATTTTATCCGTTTACAATATATAATATAATTTATTTAAAAAATGTCAGGATCATTTGAAAGACTTTCATATGATAGTGGTACATATTGCACCGATCTTAAACAATCTACTGCCCCTTTAAAATATGCTTTGGATCCAGTCTATGCAAACGTTTGCCAACCTTGCAGACCCGCCGATGTCGGTTATCTATCAAGGCAAGGAGTCAGTCTTAGCAAGACCCAGAGCCTTGTCGATCTTGAAAGTGAGTTATTCTTATTAAATTTCCCATTATCAAGAGATCCTTCTAGAAAATTTAACCCATGCTGTGGTCCTGGTACTATGGCTGCAAATGGTGGTGAAGATGGTCACGGTCTTCTTCATTTCGATGAATGCTCTATTAAGACTGATTATTCAAGAATCACTAATCCCCCATGCACATTAAAGGGCACAGGCGTCAACCGGTTCCAGCCTATCTGTCTATCGCCTACCGATGAGAACAGATGGCTCTCACCCTCTCAGGTCGGAATTTCGATGAGACAGGTAATCACTGACAACTGGGTTCCATCTATTCCTGATGTAGTTTCACGCTATAAACA